CGTGCTTTTTTGGCCGCTTCTTGCCGCGCTTTTTCAGCTTGAGCAAGTTTAAATTCGGCTTGCAGTTGTTCTTCTGTTTTTCCGGTTTTCGGTTTATCGTCGGTTGCGCTGGTTTTGTCGCTGCCCGCTGGCGGCTTGATGGTCGAGGCGGACGACGGCAAAGACGGCTTGGCTATTCCAAAGTTATCCGTTCTTGTGCCTATTGAGGCTAGCGCTTGGTTTTTTACGCTGTATTCGTCGTTTAAGCTTTTGAGCGCTTCTTTAAGCTCGTCCGTTTGCCCTATAGCCGCTTTAAAAAGTGTGCTGGGGGCGATATTGTCGGCGTACTCGTAGGCCACAATGCCTAAATCGGCCACGGTTTCGCCTGCCCATTTAACGCCTTCAATGGCTCGCCCTAAAAACTGAAAGGCTTTAACCGCCAAGTCGGCATTTTCAACGATGGTCGTTAAACCGTTAATCACGCTTTGCGCAATTTCGGCAAACTGTTCTTTGGTTTTCGGGTCGGTTAAAACTTTGTTTAATTCTTCCAGTGCGGCTTTGGCGCTGTCTAAGCTGCCGTTTTCGCCCACTAACAGGTTGCTGATATTGTGCTTAACGGCGGTTAATGCGCCGCCGAAGGTATCCCTTGCCGCTTTGGCCGCGCCGTCGTAGGTTTCTTGCAAGGCTTCTAAAATAATGCCTTGCGCTTCGCTGGTGCGCCCTGTTTCTTCCAGCCATTTAACAAGGTCTTTTTGCTCTTTTTGGAATTTAAAGCCTTGTCTGGACAGTGCCGCCATGCCTTGGCTGGGTACGTCCAGTGCGCGGCCTACCATTTCCGCTGCGCTGGATATATCCATGCCCGTCCGCGCGGCCATGTCGGCGGATGCCTGCTGCGCTTTCTCGAAGGTCTCGTCAACAATGCCGCCAAAGGCAATTAGCGTGGTTTGCGCTCTGGTAATGCTGTTTGTGTCAAAAGTGGAAGCGTCCGCTAACGCTTGCCCCATTTTGTTTAATTCGTCTTGCGTAAAACCCGCTACTTCGCCGGTTGATTTTAAAACGGCGGCTAGCTGCGCCTGATGTTTCTCAAGGTCTATGGTGTTTTGGATGATTTCTTTTACGCCATAGGCGGCAAAGCCTGCACCAATACCGGCTAATACTTTGCCGGTTTTGTTGGCTTGTTCGCGCAGTTCGCGCCATTGTTTAATGATTTTTTCTTTGGCCGCTTTAACCGCACGCTCCGCCCTGTCCATGCCCATGACAAGGGCGGCGGTCTTTACAACCAAATCTAAGGTAAGTCTACCTAGGTTAAAGCTAGCCATAAAAACTATTTCAACTTGTAATCTAATCGAACGCCGTAATTCATTTTTTCGCCTTGCTCGTTTTTGCCGCCACCAATAATTTTTGCAGGGCAGCGAATAATAAAATCACCGCTGATGTTTTGTTTCTTCCGCGCCCAATTAACCGCTCGCTTGGCTTCTGTGCGCGACAGATAACCTACAATATGCCCTTCGATTGTCACCATGCAAGCATTTTCATCGTAAGGATTGCCTTGTTCGCGCACAATATGCGCCGTATGCAATCCTGTACCCAAGTTATGTAATTCCTCGTCGTAGTTGGAAGTGCCGACGGCTTTTTCCCAAAAGCTGCCGTCAGAACTACAATCAAAAGCGGGAGCGGTTACGCTTATTTTTTTAAAGGTATTATTTAATTGTGGCCGACAAAAACGCCAAAGCCCGTATTTTAAAACCGGTCCCGCCAACATTAGCGCTGTATATAGCGGATACTCTAGCAAAAACTCGACGGCAAAAGAAAATCCTGTGCTCAAAATCATCAAGAAAAAACATAGAGCAAAGAACCCTATAACAGTAATGAATGTGCCTAAGCCTTGAAAAGTTTTGTAAGCATCTCTGTCCATGTATAGCCTCCTGTCAGGGTAGTAAAACAATGGGCAAAACGATAACAGGCTTTATGTACATTGGTTATCCGCCATCCTTTTGCAGGCAAGTTGCCTGCATTTGTTCGCTAAACGCGATAGCTTGATTATAGCGCTCGCGCACCTTCGCTTTTTCGTTACTTCCTTTGCGCTCTAGCGGAGCAAGAAAGGCAGCCTCAATCGCCTTGGGTATTTGCTCGGGATAAGGGGTTTTATAACTTTGTATTCTCGCTAAAATCGTTTCTTTTGTATCGCCATTGTAGCGTCCGGTATAGGCGACCTTTGCATATTCCCGCAATCTGTCGCATCGCGCCGCTCGCTCGTTATTCGCTTGTTTGGCAGCAATTTCTTCTTGCTTGAATGGCGCAGTAATCGACTGGCACGTTACCGCAAGAAGAATAAACCCGCCTAGTATTATCCAGCCAATCTTTTTAAGCAGGAAGTTATTGTTGGTGGTTAGCAGATGTGCAGCAGCCAGATATTTAAGCCATTTCATGCTGCGCGTCCCTTTTGGTTAGTCTGAAAAACAAGTGCTTGCTGGCTCTTTAGGAAACTTTCCGCAACTCCAAAGCATGCGTACAACGCCTCTGTGTTGGTTATGGTTGTAGGCCGCTATTTCTGTTTTTGCTTCGTAATCGGTTAATGGAAAGCCTTTAGGTGCGGCTTTGCCCGCTACCCAAAAATGCGCAAAGCAAATAGGTTTATCATGACAAAAGCTCTTGGCGACATTCTCAATATAAGGCTGGTCACTCGCCCAAGGTTCGGATAGGGTAAAAAAATAATGAACACCTTGCTGGCCGGTTAATTTGATGTCGGTTTTTTCAGCCAGCGCACAGGCACTAAAAAGAACCAAGCCAAACACTAATGTACGCATTGCTTTTCTCCATAAAAAGAGGCCGCAACTTAGCACGTTTACGCCCATTGTTTAATCGCTTGGTCTAAATCCGGCATTGGCGGCGCGGGGCGGGTTTCATGTGGCAGAAAGTCGTACAGGTCGAGACCTTTTGCACCGGCTAATTGCGCGACCGTCAAGCACAGCATGGCTATTCGCCGGTCGCCGCGCAGCTCGGGGTGCAGGCTGCCGTATTTGTCGCAAAAGGCGACCCACTGCCAGAACTCGCCTGTAGGCATGCGGCGCTTGGCTTCTGCAACCGTGCGCCCGCCAATGCCATTTAGGACGAGGACATGCCAGAACTCGTCCTCCGCGCTTAGGGCTTTCCCTCGCCGTTGACCTCGTTCATGGCTATCAATAGCGCGGTAATCAGTGGCGTACAAAGCGCTTTTCCGCCTTGCCCTTGGATTTGCTCGGGCGTGTACAGTGTTTCGCCGTTTTTGTCGCATAGACTGCCTGCCAGTCGCCGCGCGATAAGGTCGCTGGCCTGTTCGTCTTCTTGGCCTATGCGACCGTACACGGCCTGCCAGCTTAGCGGCTTAAAGTAGACCTCGGTCTGGTGGGTTTGCCCGTTTTGTTCCCATTCAATCGTTTTGGGCACGGGTAAGGCGGCGCAAGCCGCGGGGATGCTGAATAAGTCGGTCATGGGTTTGCTCCACTTAAACCTTAACGAGCCACTGCGCCGCACCGGTGCGCTGGATGGTCATTTGTGTTGAAACGGCGGTATTTTGCGCAAAATCGAAGGGAAAATCGCTGATATAGCCGCGAAAAACAAACCATGTGCGGGTGTTGGGGCAGTTCAAGTCGTCGCCTGCGCCATTGACGGTAGGGGCATCGGTGCCGTCGCTCCAGCCTACGGCAAAGACTAGGTCTTTATCCTCGGCATCGTCGGTTTCGCTTAAGCGAAAAAGCCTGACATGGGTAGGGTCTTTGGGGTCGGCAAGGATGGTCATTGACGCTTGCCCGGGGGTTCTTAGGCCGGGCATGTAGCGGCGCGAACTGTCGGATAGGCAGGTAATTTCTATCTGGTCTGCCGGATTGCCGCCGGGACTAAAGGTGGTGGGGCAGCCAATTTCCATAACCTCCAGTTCTTTAGGGATTATTGGTTTGCCGGTGGCGGGGTCGAGTTTTCTGACCAATACGTAGATATTGGACAGTTGCGCGTTAATTGCCATGTTTGCCTTCCTTTTTTAAGTGCGCATAAAGCGCAAGTCGATACTTGACCGCCATAATTTAACCGCCGGTTCAAAGGCTTCAAATCCATAGCGGACAATCTGGGCTTTATTATAAAGCCGATTAAAAAATAGTTGTGCGATTAAGCGGGTTTGTTTTAAATCCTTGGCGTAAATATCCAGTTGAATATCGGTTTGCTCATAGGCGAGTTGTCCATTAAGGGCGACTTCTGGCGAGCCGCCGATGCGTTGCCAAACGGCATAGGGAGTCCCGCTGTTTCGCGGCGCATTGCCAAAGGGGTATAAACGAAAGGGGTTAACGCCCAAATGCGCTTGTAAATCCGCGTGGTCTTTGCACAGTTCAAATAAGGGGGCATACATTAAGCCGTTCCTCCTGCGGCGGCAGCGCGTTTAATGGCTCTGTCAATGGCTTTTTGGTATTCGCTGATAAAAGTGTTGACCGCTGCTTGCGAACTTTCTTGTAAGGCAGGGCGCATAAAGGGTTTGGCGCGGGTTTTAACCGTGCCAAATTCAACCAAGCGCCAGTACCAGGTGTCTTTGCCGGGGTTGGTGTCGTTTTCTTTTTTGCTTTTTGCGCCGCCTCTTACGCCAATTCTGAAACCTAAATCGCCGGTTTTCTTAAATAGTTTGTTGTTCCAGCGCACGGCGATATTTTTCATAATGTGTTCGGCGGTTTTCGGGTCGTCGATTTGCGCCGCTCTTAATTTAGCCGCGTTTGCTATCACATTGGCGGCTTTTCGGCCTGCCGTGCGCCCGCCTTTGTAGCGGGTTTCCTGTTTTAGGGTTTGTAGCTTGGCGGTTAAGGCTTGCAAACCTTGCATGTCGATTTGAATATCCATTAACCGCCGTCCGTTTTGAGTAGCAGGGTTAAATATTCTTGGCCGCTTTGTTTGTCCGGCAGTACGCCTTCAATTAAGTAAGTGGCGCTGCCTTGGATTAAGCGCATGCCAGCGGCTATCTTTGGACGATAACGGATAACCGCTCGGGCGCTAATCTGGTTTTGCGCCGCTTGCGCCGCAATAAAATCCCGCGCCGATAACGGCTCAATACTCGCCCAAACGGTGGCGAATAATTGCCACGTTTCGATATTCGCACCGCTTTGCGGGTCTTGGCTGTTGGTGACCCGCTGCAACTCGACGCGGTGGCGCAGTTTGCCCGCTTGCATGGCGTTACCTAATGACTATTGGCTTGCCGGATAAGTCAAACATCGGCGGCTCGTCCGCTGCGGTTTGGTCTTGTTCCATTATCAGTTGCCCTATCGCTTGCGTTTGTAGCGTTATCGCTTGTGCCAGCGCGTTTAGGGCGCTTATTAAGTTTGCCAGTTGTTGTTGCGTTGCTTTGTCCATCGTCTTTGTTCCATAGGTGTTTGGCGCGTTCCAGCGCTAGGTTTGCCCATCGGTTTATCCATTCGCGCCGCTTTTGGCAGGCTTCGCAGATAATCATTTAAACCCTCCAGTATTTGTACGGCAGCCAGAGCGCATCGACCGCGTAGGGCACTTTTTGCAGCAACTTTTCATTAACCGCTTCGCGCTGCGCGTACCAGTGGCCGATGAGTAATAACGCGCCTTGTTTAATGGCCTCGGTTATCAGTAGTTCGTTGGTTCGTTTATCGTCATCCGGCAATGTGTCCGGCGGCAAAATAAGTTTGCGGCCTGTCCAGAGCTCAAAAGCCGACAAGGCCGCGTTTTGGTAAGCGGTTAATAAAGCGTCCTCTGCGTCATGGTCAATGCGCAGGTGCTGTTTGAGGTGGGTTAGGCCAAACATAAAAAAACCTTTTTTGTGTTGACGTTTATACTTTTAGTGATTACAATAAACGCATGAAGATTGAATTTGACCCCAAAAAAGACGCGCTTAATCTTGATAATCACAAGGTGTCTTTGGCGTTGGCCGAAAGTTTTGATTGGGATACCGCGCAGATTGAGGAAGATAAGCGCTATGACTACGACGAGCAGCGTATGCGCGGATTGGGTTTTATTGGGGACACTTTGTTTCATGTCGCCTTTGTGGAGCGCGAAGGCATAACGCGGGTATTTCACTTGCGCCCGGCAACCAAGCAGGAGTTTAAAAAGTATGTACGTTACCTTGCCAAACGGTAGAAAAATTCGCATGCCTACCGATGAAGAAGACGCCGCTATCCGCGCCGGTATCGCGGCGGATCCTGATGCACAAGAGTTAGATGATGAATTTTTCCGTAATGCTCGCCCTGCCCGCGAGGTGCTTTCACCTGGGCAGTACGCCGATTTAACCGATAAAAGCCGCGTGGTTATCAGTCTTGTCACGGATGAAGAAGACCGCGCACGGCGGATAGGTCGGCCAAAGCTGGAAACGCCTAAACTGCATATCAATATGCGAGTAGATGCCCCCATTGCTAACCACTTACGCGCATCCGGCAAAGGCTGGCAAACGCGCGTCAACGCACTGCTGCGCGAGGCGGTCGAGCAGGGGCGGATTTGAGTGCTTGGCTGTCCGTTTAAATGTTGGTTTTGTTGACAGCAATCTAGCCTGTTGTTAGTATTGCCAGCATGAAAGCGCAATTGATTGTCCGTGAACGGCGCACCTTGCAAGAACAAGGTTTTGTCGAGATTGTTATCTGGCAATTGCCCCAACCTGTGCCGCCGTGCGTGCATTCGTACAAGTACCGGCTGGTGTATATCGTGAGCGGCTTTCGCGTGGTTGGCTTTGATAACGAGCGCGGCAAGGGCGATCATTACCATTTTGGAGGCGTAGAGTATCCCTATGTTTTCGGCGGTATTGCTGCATTGCTGGCTGATTTTGACGCAGCTGTAGACAGGTGGAACGATGGACACCGTAATCCTTGAGGTGACAGACCGCGCCGCATCCAATGCGCGAATAATCCGTGCATGCGAAAGCGGCCAGCCCGCTAAAGAAGCGTATATCGGCTTTGAAACCATTGAGCTTATGTGGAAAGTGCTCAGCAATAAGCGCTTGGCACTGTTGCAGGCCATGTGCGGCGCAGGGGCATTAGGGCTGCGCGAACTCGCCCGCAAAGTGGGGCGGGATGTTAAGGCGGTGCATAGCGATACACGCCTGTTGCTCAATGCGGGCGTGATTGATAAGACCGATGACGGCAAACTGTTATTCCCGTACCGGTACGTCAAGCTGCGCGCGGAATTTGACGGGCAAGGCGCTATGGCGGCTTGAGCGGCGCGGTTACGGTGAGGCTTCATGCGGATACTGTCAAATCGCTTTTGTTAGCTTTGAAGCTAATAAAACGGATTGAATTTTGGCGGCATTCATGTTTTAAATCCTCTTTAAACCCGCTGGCGTTTAAAACAAACGCCAGCGGGTTTTGTTTGGCCGGTTAAGCCGTTATTTTCAGTACCTTCACCGCTTGGCTGTCGACCAAAATACCGCCAACGCGCTTAGTGGTGTAGAAGCTGACAAAAGGCTTATGGGTGTACGGGTCACGCAGCATGCGTGTGCCGATACGGTCGATAATGGTGTAAGCCCTTGCAAAGTCCCCAAAAATAATGGGGGTTCTGTTTGCGCCTATCGCGGGCATGTCTTCGTTGGTGACGATGCCAAAGCCCAGCAGGCTGGACGGTTGACCGGCTTGTAAGCCGGGCTGCCACAGGTAGTTGCCTTGGCTGTCTTTGAGTTTGCGCACTTCAAAGAGCGTTAGGGTTTGCATCATCCAGCGGGCGCTGCCTTGGTAGCCGACTTGTAGCGCGTAAATCAACGCTAGCAGCGCGTCGCTTTTTAGCTCGCTGGCATGGCCGTTTTTAACAAATTGCAATTTGCCAAAATCGCGGGTCGCATCGGTTTTGTCGTCCATCGGCGCACTGAGTAAGCCTTTGGGTTTTTTTGCGCCGTTGCCCGTTAGGAAGGCTTCGCCTTCATGGGTGTTAAAGGCGCGGGTGACTTCCCCCGAAATCCAGTTTTCGACGTTGAAGTAGACATCATCCAAGCTCTGTTGCGTCGCTTGTGGGTTGGCGTAGATTTCGTGAATGTCGGCGCTAATTTGTGTGAGTTTCGGCGTGCTGGTTTCTGGTCGCGCCTCGGTTTCGTCCACCCAGCCTGCGCCTGCACCGCCTAAGTTGACGTTGCGCTTGTATTGCGGTGTGCCAACGGTAATCAGGCTGCACACTTGGCGCATGGGCGAGGTGCTTTTTAGCAGTTCAAGGATGTTGCGGTCGAGTTCTTCCGGTACGGCATAGCCGCCGTCCGCATCCACGCCAACTTGTGCGGCTTTGCTGCGCAGCTCCTGCCCTTCTTCGCCTTTGCGGACAAAGCGGACAAAGGCTTCTTTGTAGGCGGTATCGGCCTGCTTTTCATTGGCAGGACGCTTGACGGTTTTCAGCTCTTCTTGCAGCTGGCTTTTGAGTCTGTCCAGCTCGCCCAATTTTTCATTGAGGCTGTCCACTTGCTCGGATAGCTTGGCTTTTTCTTGCGTGACGGCTTCCAGCTTTTTGTCATTGGCCTTTTTGAAGGCTTCAAACTGCTGACCCAGCTCCTGTGCGACTTGTTCAAAGTCTTTAATATCGGTGCTCATTGTGCGTTTCCTATGGATTGGATAAGGGTTTTCATGGCCGCTAGTCCTTTGTCCGCATCGCGCGGGCAGGCGGCTTTGTAGCCGCCCGCAATAAAGGCTTTGGCCTGTTTGCTCGAAAACCCTACATCCCGTAGGGCGCGTTCGACTTTCGACGGCGGCGGGTGCTGTCCCTTCGCCAGTAACTGTTTGACCTCGGCAATACGCGCTTCGTCATTAGCGGGGAAGGTGACTAATGAGACTTCCCATAGGTCAATCTCTTTTAAAGCCCAAGCGTCTTTGCCGTGGTCGTAATCAAAGTCTTTTAATAAGTAACCAATGGACAGGCCGCTAATGCTGCCTGCTTTTAAATGGGCATGGGCGCGTTTGGCGAGTGGGTCGGCTTCTATCAATAAGCGCCCTTTGACGTAAAGGCCGCGCTCGTCTTCTTTCATCTCGGTATAAACGCCGATAGGTTCGCGCGTGTCGTGCTGCCAGAGTAACGCCGGATATTGGTTTTTCGCTCGCCAGTTTTGCAAACTTTTTTGGAATGCGCCCGCCTGTACAATATCTCCGGCGCTGTCTTTGATATTAAAGACGCTGCCGTAGCCTTCAAATTCGCCGCTGTCTTGTACGTTTTTTAATTCAAGCGCTACGTCTAATCTATTCTTTGTCTGCATTGTCGTCACCCTGCGGTTTGCTGATATGAGGGGTCATGTTGAGCGGGGTTAAATAAATATCGCCGCCTTCGCGGGGGTTCATTTCTTCCAGTTCGCGGATTTCGTTAGGGCTGATTGCACCGGTTTGCATTAAACGCATATAGAACTCGGAACGCGCTTTGCTGTCACCACGCAATAAAGCGCTGGTAGTAAATTTGGCGGAATATTGGTTGCGCTCGGCTTTATCCAATAATCCCACTTTAACACGTTTTTCAATGCGCGTTAAATAAGGAATTAAAGAAAAACGGACAAAGGACATGCTCATGTGCTCAATATTGTTGAGCGTCATTTTTTCCATGTTGGCGACTAAATGCGGCGGTACGCGAAACAGGCCGCAGATTTGCGCTTCGTTCATTCTTCGCGCTTCGATAAATTGGCTGTCTTGCATGTTTAGGCTAATGGGTTTCCATTTTAATCCCAGTTCTAAAATTAAAGCGCCGTGTGCGTTTTCCGTGCCGCTGTGTTGCTCGGCAAAGTTCTTTTTCAGTTGTTCAAGCGCTTCTGGCGTAATCGCGCTGTCGGTTTCCAGTACGCCAGATACAATCGCGCCGTTCTTAAATAAGGTGGCCGCGTGTTGTTCCATCGCTTGGTTAAGACCCAGTAATTGCCGCGCATGGGAGATGGGGTTTAAACCCATCAGGCCGTCTTGTGTGGGCAAGCGAACGTGCCAGAGTTCGTCTTGCGTTAATAGCCGCTCGCCTGCTTTAAAGCCGACTTTGTAGGTGACTGTCCAGTCGTCATTTAAAATCGGGGTGACAATATCGGGGCTGACCGGCAAGAGTTCGCTGATTTGCCCCAGCGTTTTAACTTTGTAAGCATAGAAGTTGCCGCGCAAGCACAGGCAGACCATTAACAGTTCCCAGAACTCTTGCGCGGTCATGTATTCATTGGGGGCGCATTCGAGCAGGCTGTAGAGCGGGTGTTTGAGCGCCGGTATGCGGTGGCGGTCATCGGTTTTGTAGAGTTTGCAGGGCAGCATGCCGACACTTTCGGATAATACGCGCACGCAATTGAATACGGTCGCCTGCTGCATGGCGCTGCGCGTGGTGATGTTTTGCCCAGCAAAGGTTAGCCAGCCGGAAGAGGCTAAGGCTTCTTGTAAATAGCCTTTGCTAAATAGGCGTTTTAAGCTTTTGGTTATCCCCATGATAGCGTTCTTACTCCGTATTTAAGGATATGTTCCGATAAGTTAGGGGTTTGCTCGCCCTGATAATCCGATACGCCCACCGCCATGGCTAAAGCCACAATGCCGTCAATGCGTCCGTTTTGTTTGAGTTTGTTGAATTTGCGGTTTTCTTGGCTGTCGCTAATGACGGTAGCGCATGAGGCGTTCCATCTTAGGCAGGGGTTTTTGGCGACTTTTAATTGACCGTCTTTTAAGGCTTGTTCGAGTAAGTCAATCGAACGCGGCATCCAGAGCTTGCTGTCGGCGGCTTTAAAGTAGCCTTGGCCGTGTTGGATTAAATTGAGTTTAATGTTTTGACCTTCTGCCGCTCGGGTGAGTTCGTCCATGCGGTAGCTGTCAAAGGCAATGTGTTTGATATTGAAACGGTCGTTTAATTTGCCAATGCGCGCCGCCACATAGCCATAATCAATCAGGCTGCCGGGTTCGGCATGAATAAAACCTTGTTCCAGCCAAATATCATAGGGGACGCGGTCTTTTTCTTTGCGCTCATAGAGCGTGTCTTTCGGTGTCCAGAACTCAACGGCGGCTAAGCCTAAGTTGGGGAAGTACAGCGCAAAGGCGGTTAAATCCCTCGCGCCGGATAAGTCTAATCCGGCAAAGCACAGTTCGTCTTGGTCTATATCATCCAAGCTAAAGTCTTGTTCGCAGTTAAGCCAAACGTCGCTGCTTATCCACGGGTTGGCGGCATCGACCCATTGGCAGAAGTTAAGGCGTTTAACGACGCTTTGCTTGGAGGGCATGCCGCGTGCTTCCCTAACTTGGCCGCGCAAGTAGTCGATAGTGGGCAGGCCATAGGGCAAGCTGGGGTTGGCTTTTTCCCAGCAGCTTTCATCTTTTAACGGGTCTTCGCCTTCGTCCAGGGCGCAGATGTAGGCAAAGAAGCTGTCATCGGCTTTTATGCCGCTGGCGATTTCGCGCCCGTATTCGTGGTAGTGCCAGCAGACGCTTGTCCGGTCATGGCCGCTGTTGGTTATCATCACAATTAAAGCGTTTTTGTCTTTTTTAATGCCCGCCCGCATCATGTCTATCACGTGCGCGTCTTTGTGTTCGTGGATTTCATCCAGCAATACGACGTGCGGGCGCGGTCCGGACTGTCCGTCATCGCTGCTAATGGCTTTAAACAGGCTGCCGCTTTCTTCATGGGACAGTTGGTGGCAGTTTAGGCCGCGTCCGTGTTTTTTAATGCGGCGGCTTAGGTAGGGCGATTGGTCGACCATGGCGACCGCGTCTCTAAATAAGATTTTGGCTTGGTCTTTTTTGGTCGCCGCGGCATAGACTTCCGCCCTTGGCATTTTGTCAACCAGCATGCCGTATAAGCCAATGGCTGCCGCCAGCGGGCTTTTGCCGCTGCCTTTGGCGGTCTCAATGTAGGCGATTAGGTATCTTATCTGTAAGGACGTTAAAATAATTGATTAAAAATCAGATAGTTATGTTAATTTTTCTCTTCTTATTAAAATCAGATAAGAAAAAGGGGAACACAGTAGGGGGTACAAAAAGCGCGGCTACCCCTGTACCTAATCGGACGTTTCCGGCTGGTTGGAGAGTGATAAAAGGTTTAATCGGCAATGAGAGAGGAAGGGGCAGGCGAGGCTTGAGGTAAGCCAAGGATAGGGTAGCATTGGTTAAAAAATAAGCATACCCCCTTCATTTTCCAACTTCACGCACACAAACTAGCGTGGGGGGTTATTTCTGTCAGCCCTTCAAACTTTTTGCCTCCCCCCTGCCTACCTGTTCCCAATAGAGCGATTAGGGGACTGCCCGCTATCTGCTGGCGCAACCAGTACGCCAGTCGCTCGCCTCAATCAATAGCAGCAGAAAAAAATCGCTAAACCCCTTTATATATATCTGTTTTTGCGAGGTAACGGGGTAACGAGGTAACAAGCGCCCTCTATCCCGCATGGTTACTGGATTTCTCTGTTACCCATGCCTTAAAAAAATAGAGGTAACGGCGGGGAACAAACGAGGTAACAGGCCGTAAAAGGGCTGGCTAGCGCTTGTTCTAGTGAATAATCTGCACTAGCTTTGCGTCATGCTAACGATTAAACAGGTTGAGCCGCTGGCTGATTACTGCCTGCGCATTCACCTAAGCAACGGCAGAACCATAGAGCCTTGCATTGCACAGTACCTAGACGCGCCTTGCTATGAAGGCTTGTGCGATAGTTACCCATTGCACGGGGGGCGAATGGTGGGGGCATACGGTCGAGTGGCCGGATGATATGGGCATTCCGTTATCCGCCCTGCAACGATTAGCCAAGGAACAGGCAGGCAAGGCTCAAGGTAAAAGCGCTTGATTAGGGAAAATATCTCTCTACAATAAGAGGTATGGGCAAAATTTACAGCGGGTCAAACTGGCTTATCAAAGTACAGGGCAATGAGCATCCGCCGGTACATGTTCATGTATTGCATCCTGAAGGTCGCGCCGTTATAGGGATTGACGGCAGCATTCTCAATAGAGGTGTTCCCGTTAGCATCATTAGGCAAGCGTTAGATTGGGTGCTGGCAAATGCTGATGCCGTGCAAGCGGAATGGTCGCGGATGAATAACCCGCCTGATAGGGGTAGGCAATGAAGGTACAGATTAACCGGATTGCATCAGTAAGCTCTCTAGGCAGTATGCTTTTAGAGGTCACTTACCAAGGTGGGCAAAAAGTAAAAGTGGATTGCACAGAATTGCCGCGTCGTTTTGCGGTCTTCGCCCAGCTACAAGACCCTGCTTTTTTTAATCAGGTTGAAGTAGCGGATTGGGGTCACGGTATCGAGTGGCCTAACGGGGAAGGCTTGGATGCTGATAAGGTGCTTGATATGGCTTTAGAACAAGCACAGCGCACGGATACTTTGGCTTTTAGGAATTGGCAGCAAAAGCATGGCTTAAGTTTGGCACAAGTCGCACAAATTTTAGGAATGAGCAGGCGCACTATTAGCCAGTATCGCACGGGGATGCGTCCCGTTCCTCGCACGGTGTTGCTGGCGCTAAAAGGCTGGGAAGTTGAACATGCTAACATCACGCTATCCACAGTATTTCAATAGTCCCACTTTGCACCTGCCCGCTAGCCTATATAGACCGCGAAACACACTAAGCGGCAATACCCCTAGCCCGCACCCGCATTGCTCGCTGTAGGTTTTGTAGTATTGATACGCTACTACAGTATTACAAACACTACAGGAAGCAAGCAGGGCAGCCAGTGGGCAAGGCAGCAGAGAGCGCCTGCGTGCTGCGTCAGCATGTAGCGTGTTGCCCCGCTGCTATATCTCGCCATGTGCGGCCTCCGCTGCGGCTGCTTCTGCCAATATCTGGCGCAGGTGTTCTTGCCTCAATAGCTCAGTGTCTGGCGGTTCATTCTCTGCCAGCG